ACCAATAGTAGCAAGCGCGATCAGGACGCCCACGACGGCCTTGCGCAGTCAGGGTGCATCCGGCGTATACCCTCTTCCACCACGGTATCGCCGAGAGGTTTGCCGCAATGGTCACAGAGGTCTTGGGGCGCAAGGGCAGCCATGGCGCGGTTGTAGGCGGTCATAGCAGGCGCTTTGACGGGTGTGGTGACCGTAGGAGCAGGTCTAAAGCCGGGTGTCTTTGGGTTTGAGTCCTGATCTCCGCCAGTTTGCACCGCCGTGATGCCCTGGTAGTACTCGAGCAGCCCGGCGCCGTTCTTTGCCACCTTGGCAAACGCCAGCATGATTGCCTCAGCCCGGTCCGGCGATTTTACCCCTCTTTTTCTCATCGCTTCTTTGGACTCGATCTCTGTTTGCCCGCGGCTGTTCGGCTTCCACCGGATAGAGGCAAGCTGGGAAATAGCCGTTTCGTCGTCGAGTCCTGCCAAGTCTCCACTCTTGGCGCGCATCCGCAAACCCCAGTAGAGTTCAGCCTTGAGGTTCACGAACTGCTCTTTGTCCGCCGGCGACTCGCCCACATTGACGGCATTCGACGGGAAGCCAAGGTCTTGCAGGTGCTTGTGCAGGTAGTAGCCGATGCCGGCCGAGTCAACGTTCAGGGTCCCGATTCTGTCTCCATACTTCCGGAGCGCGCTCACCAGTTCACCGCGGGGATCTGGATTGCCCCAGCCGACGATCTCAAGAATCTGGAAGCCACACCGCGCCACCATGACCGTCTCATCCTCGCCAGGACCAGCCACGTCGATTCCGATGCCCACCTTGCCCTCGTATGTCCGTGTGTCCCGTTGTGCGCGCTCTAGCCACGCCAAGGAGAGCAGGGCATCAGGACTCTGAGAGGGAAAGTCTCCCATGACGCGTGAATCCCAGCGGAAGTCGCCCGGCCCCCACTCCTCAAACCGCTCTTTGACCCACCGCCTGGTGGTCAGCCAAGGCATGACGTTCTGGTCAAGCTCTTCCTCGGTCAGGTCCATCAGATCGCGGCCGTTGGGGTCACCGAGCGTTACGGTGATCGGAGCTCCTTCTGAGTCCTGAGCCTCATATGAAAGCTTGATGCCTTTGAAGTTGGGCGTATCGAACGCGCTGATTGTGAACGGTTGGATGCTGGCCCGCTTGCTATGGAACTCGTCGTAGAATGCGCCGGATGAGATGGTGGGGTTGCCCAGCTTTAGGATGCGCACGTCGCCGCCGGCCCGAATGCCCTCAATCGCTTCGATGATCTTCGGGTCAACGCCGGGGGCCTCATCGATGATGATGAGCACGTGGTCGGCATGGAAGCCCTGGAACTTGACCCCCTCATCCTGCTGCTGGACGGTCGTCGTGAAGCCGAGTGCATAGCGCATCGGGTACTTGGTCTTATCAAACTCAAGTTTGGTGAGGTTTGCAGATGGGAAGGGATACTTGCTCTTGACGAGGGCTTTGTGGATTTCTCCCCACATCAGGACCTCAACCTGCTTTTTCGTCGGCGCCGTTGTCACCACGATGGCGTTCTCGTACCGGGCCAGCCACCAGAGGGTTATCTGTGCCGCGAGGAACGTCTTGCCTGAGCTATGGCAAGCCTTGACGTTCACCTTGGCTTGGGGTTTGAGTAGGGCCTTGCAGATGTCTCGCTGTACGCTCCACAGGTCAGAACCCAGCCAGTGTAGTACAAACTTTATCGGGTCCGTGAGTGTATTACGGATTTTGGCCTTCTGTACTACAGTGAGCGGCTTCATTCTCCCTTGAGGATACTATCGAGCACGCTCACTTGCACTGGATTGTCTTTGTCGCCGGCCAGCGTGGTGCGGTCGCCGAACTTCTTCGGCTTGGTGCCCTTCAGCAAGAAGATCAGCAGCGTGTCGCTGTACTCCTGAACGTAGCCCACGCGCTTCCCGCCTTGAAACACCGGCTTCTTGACGCCATCATGCGCCCGGCGAACAGCTTCTTCCTCAAGCAAATCGGCCGCAATCTCCAGCGCCTTATCCCAATCGGCCTTGAATTCCTCGTCTTCGTCCCGCCAGTCATAAGCGGTCATTCGCCCCAGTCTGCTCAATTTGCATGCTTTAGTGACATTTCCAGTCACTTTCAAGGCGTCAAGGAACCGCGCGCGTTTTAATGGAGTCCGATTCGTTCTCGGCGGGCGCCCTTTTACGAGGTTTGCCATGAGTTTATTAAACCTATATCCACTTGGTTTTTCTGTCGTGTTCTTTTACGGGAGGCTTCTTTTCTTCTGCACGCCGAAGACAGACACGGCACACATCGTCAATTTCTCTGGTGTTGCGGAAAATCGAGTATCCGTGGCCGTCAGACCGATTCCACCCTCTCGCGCACATTGGATTTCCCACGTTGTTGAATGTGCCGCGATAGAGATGAGGAACGGCCTTGTCTTCGTTGCGATCCTGCCCGATCACGTATTCTCTGCGAGCAATCCTCACGTATGCCTCCGGCGGCTACGCCGCCCGCTTCGCCGGCAGGATCAGGACACGCTCCGAACGCAAGGCCAAGCCACGCTCACACACCAAGAGGTGTACGAAGAGCTGTACTCGGGGCTTGGGGAGTGTCTTTTGGGTCCTGTCGGCCATTGGATTTACCACCATGACGGGATTATAAAGCATCTTGTGTCCTGATTTCCCATGAAACACGAACGCCCCACCGGAGTGAGGCGCCGCGCGCTGGATTCTGTTCCCAAGTTCCAGCAACTCGGACGGTGTTTAGGCCGCCATTTGAAGAGCAACCGCGGGACGGGCCGGGAAGGCCAGGACCTTGGCGTTCTTCGCGCTGTCAGTGTTCTTGGCAGTTTTCTGCTTGATTCTCGTTACGGTGAGCATCAATCCCGGCACGAAACTGTAGTCTGCTGATCCCGTCGAAACCGTGACGAGCCCACCAAAGCCCCAATCGATTTACGCTCCCCGTCGTTCAAAAGAACTCTGATGCAACGAAGGGGCTTTGGTGGACCCGGCGGGAGTCGAACCCGCGTCCGAAATCATCTTTCTACAGCGTTGACGTGCGTACTCTTGGGGCTTCACGGTGTTCTGTGGAGCGCCTCCACCATCACGTCAAAAGAGGACGTGAACTCAATGTTGATAAATGTACCACGGTTATCGCGTTGCTTCAAATAAAAACCACGCGCGCCGCTCCGCCTCGTCAATCCACACCTCAATCATCGCGGTTGAGGCGTAGTCGTCGGCCAGGGCGCAGACTGTATGGGCGCTGCGCAGTTGGGCGATAAGAGTCCTGTTGTCGGCAAGAAGCTCCTTGAGCATCATCTCTGGCGCCGGGCCGGGCTCGTCTGAGTCCTGAATCCGCTGCAAACGGGCAATCTGACCAATCGACCGAATCGTGGTCCCGCCGATCTTGCGCACCCGCTCCGCAATGTCGTCCGTGATGCCGTAGATTTGCGTGGCTTGCTCGTCCAGAAGCAGGTGCCAGTCGCGGAAGTGCGGGCCGGTCATGTGCCAGTGGAAGTTCTTTGTCTTCAGGTACAAAGCGAAGCAGTCGGCCAGAAGAGCGTTCAGCGATTCGGAGAGCTTATCAACGTTCGCAGGACTGAAACCGTCTGCAACGTCTGAGCCTTGATAATCTCCGGTGGAGAATGGGAAGTCCATGGTGGTCACCTCGGAGACATTGTAGGCGTTTTGGGTCCTGATGCAACAGAAAACCCCCGGCTGGTTGGCTCGGGGGTCTGTGTGATTTATGCGGTCGGATCAGGTCTGACTGTCGAGGAAAGAGGCTGATGAGTGGTAAGAGGTTCGCAACTCCTCCGACCGCTTGAATAAATTCTACCATACATTTTTGACATTTACGGCAAGAGTGTGCAATTATTCAATCGTCGAGGGAATCGCAGGCTTATGAAAATGACCCCGAAAAATTCGGACCGTTCAATTTCATGGCATTCTTGCGCCTCGGCTGCGCTCTCGCATGGTGACTTCATCCCGAGAGTTGGCGCCGCATACAGGATGAGACCGATTCATTCCGCCAAGACATGCAAAACAAGAGGGTCTCAAGACTTTCTCTGAGGATGACGCTCAGAGAGATTGATGAGTCCTGAATCTGGCTCATTCGATCACGGCCAAACCAATGTGGGGCCAGGTTTCGAGATGTTTCAGATACTTCTCTTGTTTGAACAGTTGAGACCGTTGGCCGGAAGAACCGGGTAACCCACTAGGGAGAGGTTTATGCCAAGAATACTAAACAGAGAATCTTTGCCTGCGAATGAGAGGCTTGATAAAGCTTCTCTGCGGATGATTGACCACCTAACCCGTAAGTTCCTCAACAGTGCCCAGCGCAATCACGCGAAACTTTGGGCCATGGACGCAGCTCATGCTGCCTTTGAACTGCATCCTGAGTTGCGCGAAGAGGGCTCACTGTTGCGGTATTTCGTCGCCAAAGAGGGGCGAAAGAATGGGCTACGCGGCGCGGCCTTGACCACGTTTGTCGAGAGTGAATTCAGCGCGGGAACTTGGTGGCATCTGGTTCCCGAATCAGTTTTGAAAGGGGAATCGAAGTGAATGATCTTGCATTGAACATCAGGACCATGAGTGGTATTATTTTTTGTGTCCTGCGAAGCATTGGTTTCGCTCAACCTCAACATCTAACCACCTCGGCTCCGGCCGCGTGAGGATTTATGAACACTTCCGCATCAAACCAACATCTCATCAGCGTCCTAGACAAACTCTTCCCAACCTTTGAGCGCCTAAACGTAGAGCATCACGCCTACATGCAAGCGCAGAGTTACGTCTATGTGTTTCTTGTTGATTCAAAATATCTGAAGATTGGAACCTCACAGTCACCTTCCGGGCGGCTTCGTCAACTTCACTCCCCTGACGATCATCTCCCCCTCTCGCAGCACAACACAGAGATATTGTTCATGTTTCCTGTGCCAGGAAAGATCGCTCGCAGCGTCGAGCGCGACCTCTTGCACAGCAGGGAACTGCGCGGTAAGAAACTTACGAGCCGCATATTCACTGAGTGGTTTTCTGTCGAAGGGATAACCAGAGCGGGCATAGAAACGCTACAGTTCTGCCTTCATGAGGATTGGTGCGCATCGCTAGAAACTCATGTTCGCGGATGGATGTATTGGGATGCCCCCAACTCGCCAGGAATGGTCAAATTATTACACCTATCAGAGGATGTGGTATTGGCCTCCAAGGTGGTTTTTTGTCGGCGAGTGTATCTCGGATTGCGCACATCAGGGTGGATTGACTCCAATGGGCATCATTGCAACTTGGACCATCTAGGCTTCGAAGTGCAGGCATGGAACTTCGAAAAAGGCCAATTCATTCCAAAGTATCCAGCCAACATCAACAGTCTCACTCCAAAGGTTGCCGGTTTGGGTCCTGACGGGCAAGGGGAGTTCTTCGAATGAGCAACATAACGGTCATTGATTTGCAGCGATATGTGATTGAGTGCGTCATTTGCGGTCGCACATCTGAACAGCCTCCATCCGCGCCGAGTTTTGGAGTCGCAAGGTATGAGGATGAAGTCGTACCTGACAACTACAAAGGCGAATGGGGCGGTGGTCCGGTATGCCCTACATGCTACTGGATTGAGCGCGGCATTCACTCCTCTGAATCTGATGCTTTCATTCCATTTAGCAGAATTAGGGATTTGAGTACGGCAACGCGGTAAACTTTCCGCTTGACACGCTCACAACCGTTCGGTTACAGTTGCCGTTATGAGGAAATACGACAAAGACGACGTGATGCAGGCCCTTCGTGACCTCATTGCAAAGTCCAACCAAAGCAAAGTGGCAGCAGGACTCGGATACAGCCCGCAGTACATCTCTCAAGTCCTGATGGGCAAGAAGGCGCTTACGGCTGATTTGGCCTTGCGTGTAGGTTTCATTCAACTGCCCGATGCTTACGTGCGGGCACCGAAAGGAAAGGTGAAGTAGTGGAAACTCTGCGAATCACCAAAGCAGACTTGAACGAGCGTAACGAATACACACGCTCACGCGACCTTGAATTCGAAGGCCACATCGAAGTTGAGGCATCGCTCGGATGGGTAGTTGTGCTCGGCTTCATTCGCGCTGGCGGCCGCTTGGGCATCGAGGCTGGCTCGGGCATCAAGGCTGGCTCGGGCATCAAGGCTGGCTGGGGCATCGAGGCTGGCTTGGGCATCGAGGCTGGCTCGGGCATCAAGGCTGGCTGGGGCATCGAGGCTGGCTGGGGCATCGAGGCTGGCTTGGGCATCGAGGCTGGCTGGGGCATCGAGGCTGGCTTGGGCATCGAGGCTGGCTGGGGC